AAGGTAAAGTTTTTCTTTATACATTTGGGAAAAAGATCTTTGACAAAATTATGGACATCATGCAACCACAATTTCCTGGTGAACAACCAGTAAATCCATTTGATTTTTGGGGTGGTGCTGATTTTCAATTAAAAATTCGTCAAGTTGAAGGTTATCGTAACTATGATAAATCAGAGTTTAGATCACCTGAGCCTTTCAAAGGTGGTGATGATGAACAATTAAAAGGTGTGTACAATACATTGTACGATCTCAAAGAGTTCACTGATCCTAAAAATTATAAGACTTACGAAGAGTTAAAAGTCAAACTAGCAAATGTTCTTGGTGAAGCAATGCCAAGGACTACTCAACAAACAGTTGCACTTGATGAGACAGCTCCTGCTCCTCAACCAAAAGCAGCTGAATCTGTGGATAATGACGACGAAGATACAATGAGCTACTTTGCTAGACTAGCAGCCGAGGACTAATGTCAGCTAAAAAAGGTCATACGCAAATTATAGTGTATATGCCTGATGATGTTTTAGATCAGCTAAACGCTATATGTGATTACAAAGGTAGTAATCGCTCAGCATTAATCAACACAATCATGGGAGACTATGCATTTAATGAGTTGAAAAAGATAGATGAATCAAAGAAATTCTCTACGATGCTTAGGAATATAGCGATAAAGAATGGTCTAACGGCCGCAAGGAGCAAGCCAAAGATTTCACTAGAACCAAAAAGGAATGAGGTGCAAAGACAACCTAGACAAAAACAGGTGAATGAACCTCCAAGAGTTCCAGATTGGCGAGACCAGTGGGATAATTAATTATTGGGAGGCTTCGGCCTCCCTTTTTTTATAATCCTGTTCAGTCAGTCATCATCAATGCGTCATTAAATCTATCAATTGGTTCAGGAGGTTGTTGACTAAATACAGTTGTTCTATGATCGTTATGTTGTTGAATGATTTCATTCAGTGTCTGCATCTCTCCGCTTGCTTCTCGACGAGCCAAGACTCCTGCTGCAAGGGCCACGACTGGATTAAACATTAACCCTCTCAGAAGATCACCTCTAGAAATATCACCTCTAATTTCGTTTTGGCGGTCGAGTGCTGCTTGAAGTGTAAGGCCTGGTGCTACGGGTGGAGTTTCATAATTACTTATCCTTCTGACTAATTCTTTTAAATCCGTTCCTGTACCTCTAAATCCTTCAGAAAGTGCAGGATCAGAGGCAGCTATTGTATTAAATACAGTATCTCTTAAATCATCACTTATGGGTTGGCCTAAAAGATCTGCGGATAAACCTCTAAATGCAGGAATACTATCAGCAGGATCCAAACCCATTTGTTGCATTAATCCTGCGGCCTGGCTGTATGTCATTTCTGCAGTGTTGAAACCAGCACTAGTTAATTCCCCTTGCATTATTTCAGAAGCAGATGGAAGTAATCCAAGATATCTGGCTACTGTCTTTGCTGTGTCATAAAAATAACCTACGGCTTCAATAAATTTATAAGCAGCGTCTTTTATTTGTGTTCTAAAATCTTCGGGTACCAATGTTTCGTATATTTCTTTTACTTGTTTTTTTATTCTACCTAATAAACTATCATCACCTTCGTAAAATATTTCTGCAAACTTTTGTCCGATTGATTTATCTGGGTCTCTTAATATTTCCATTAGATCTCCAGCAGTTAACATCTCAACAAGAGTACCAATTGCACCGATGAGTATAAGAAATGGATTTCCTGTCATAGCTCCAATAGCCATGGCTGCAGGTCCACCTATAGCACCAAACAATAAAGGAAGTGCTGCTCCTAAAAGTCCTGTTTTAAACATATCTTTTAAGAAACCAACTGTACCAGACATAGCGGTTTTAACACCATCAAGACCTTTACGAAGAGTACTCGTGTTTTTATTATTATTTTCTATTTGCTTTTCAGTATTCTCTTGAGCTTCAAACCCTTGCTGTACAGCTCTTTGTTTATCCTGCACAGCCTCTCCAGTTATCTTTGCTGCAATAGCTTTTACAGCCATTCCAGTAACATGTAGAGATTCATGAATTTCTTTCAAAATACCGATCTGAACTTTCATAGAGTTCGTACCAGTATTCCGATCTAGCTGACCCTCTGCTTTTAATCTGTCTATTACGTCACTTAAGTTTGCCATTACTTCCTCATACTTGCTTGTCGTTGTTTAGCCTTATTATTTTCTTCCTCTATGTATTGAACTAACATTCCTACATATAACTCTCTTTCCCAAGGTATCATGTTTTCTAATTCAGTCAAACTATACTTATGATGTTGCATCAATTGAAAGTTTGTCTTGAAATAGTTTACAAGACTATCATGTGAAAGAGCTAGGTAAAAAAACTTTGGATTCCCTCCACAGTTATTTTATTTTCTTTCTCACATTTTATACATTTAAATTCTATATCATGTGATAATTTTGGTGTTCCTTGTATAAAGTTTGTTATTTTTAAAAACTGCTCAGAAGTTAAAGTTTCAATAAACTCAATCATTGATTCGATCGTTTCGTCTTTTGTCGATACTCTTTCCTCTTCTGTTAAAACTGCATCTATACAAAGAGCAATTGTTTTAAATAGTGTTTCAGTGTTTTGTTCATTTACATCAACTTCTTTTACTGTCTCATAACTTGGATATTTCATTTCAAGTGATATAGAATCTGTAAGTTGAATGATGTTACTTTCATCACTTTTCTTTACTTCTATATCGTCAATAACTACTGCAGCCTCATTAGCGTGTTCACATTCTGCACACTTTACATTTAAATTAATCTTTTCACCAACTGACTTAGATCTGATTTTCAATAACAGAAACTCAATATCAAATGTAGTTATTTGACTTCTGTCTATTGGATCATCGAGACAAGAATTAATTGTATCGACAACTGCTTCAAGTCCTACCTTTTCATCTCCAGTTTCAAACGCCATCATTAGCGCTTTCTCTTCTTTAACTAAATAAGGCCTAAATCTCGTAGATTTTCCAGTTGATGGTATAGTCACTTCATATTTCGGAAGCTCATTCACTATTGGTAAAGCCATAATATATTTCTCCTAATTAACCAAATAATTTTTCCTTAACTTTGTCTATTGCAAAGTCAGTAATTCTGTTTCTAAGACTATCTCTAAAGTCTTGTTTGTTTGATAATTTGCGTGACCAATCTTTATATGATAACTGAACATTCAGTTCTAATAATTGATCTGCTTGTGCATCAGACATGTTCATTTGTAGCACTTGAGTTGGATAAGCATTTTGTAATACACACGTATAAACTACTGATTCTCCTCCAGCTAAGGCAGTTGCTAATCCACCTTGATCTAATCCTGTGTATGATAATCTTAATAATTTATCATAGTCTGCATCAGGACTATTTGTAAGTGCTTGAATAACTACATCTTCGCTATAGTCATTAAAGTATTTTAATTCGTATTCCGTTGTGACAGCTGAGTTTTGCCATGCTTCGAAGTATTCTTTGATTTCATAATCGTTTAATACTCTAATTGTAAGAGTTACATCTTCAAGAGAATAACCATAAGCAACTTTTCTGTTTACCATACCTATTCTTCGATCATGAGTAAGTAAGTTCCTTCCTGGCATATTTGTTGCAGTACACAACATATTAATGTCTTCTGCTGGTATAGTTCTTTTTAAATTAGATACTCCTCTATTTAAAAGCTCACCAACGATTGGAAACTTAACTCCACCTATAACTGATGGTAAAATTACTCTATAAAAATTAGGTCTAGCAAAACCTTGTCCTTTTCCAACTAAACCTTTAAATTGTTCTACGCTTCTCATCGTCGATATACCTGTTTATATGAATCTCTCCAAACGATATCTCTATTTGATTTTCTAAATCTTTGAAAAGGTAAGAATGCTGCAATCTCCCATTCTGGTGGAAATACTTGAGCAATTCTTCCTCTTACTTGTTTAGTCAAATAAGTTTTAATCATTGGTTTTAAAAATCTCTTTAGTGTACCTCTATTTAATCTGTCCCAATCTAATTCATTATCATGATCCATTTCATCTGATACTTGCATAACATCATATAACAAAGTTAAAAATCTTACTCTCAACATTACTGGCAAATAATGTAAGTTTAATCCTCTAAAGCCTCCCTTCGCTCTACCAGTAATAATAACTAAAGGATACTGATCATAATATGGTAGTGTTTCCTCACCTTTCGGTAAGTACTTAAACATATGCATCGTACCAATTAGTGGACGTTGTACTATTAACTGACCACGCTGTTTAAATTCTGGAGAAAGTAATAGTTCTTGCCTATTAATTCCAGACATCAATTGTAGTTTGTTCTTAAACCACTGCGAAGACTTTTCGGTTCTCGGAGTTATATTTTCAAGTAAAAACTCTTTCGATATGTTTTCGAACAACGTTGCCATACATGTTTATTTATATTAGGATTCGAATAATCTTCTAGCAAAATCCTTACGATAAGCATGACCTTTTCTATGTACATGTGACTTAAATTGTATCATTTCTTGATCACCATGTCTTAATCTTCTTACGAGTGGCCAATCGTTTGTTACAATGTTTGTGACTGCAAATGATTGCCATGCTGATAAACTACAACATTTGTTTCTGAAAAAGCGATCATTCCATTGATTAGCTGCTTGTTGTGCTGTAACTGCAGTCCAATGTTCATTTTTCCAAAATTCACCTGTTCTATCATAACCATATTTCTCAGCATTACGATCAAACTCAGACAAGAATATATCATCATGTTGATGTACTTGCATTGCCATGAGTGGAGTTTTTGTTCCAGAACCAGAAGTAATATGTGTATATTTTTTTCTAACTCCACTTCCTGGTACTCTACTTGGATTATTTGGTGCAGAATACCAATATGTTTTATCTGCAGTAGAGATTTCAGTTGTGTTTTTATAAATCTTAAGACCTTTAAACATCCAACTATCGAGTTCAGTTTCACCATTCAACAACATTGTGGCCCAATGATTCAGCGTTTCAGGTGTTTCATATGGCAAACCTACGATAAAACCTGAATGCATTCCAACTTCTTGTCCCCATTTCTCTCTACATGTTTCGAGTAATCTTAATGCTCGATCTGTTGGTATGCCTTTACCTACAGCTTTTGCTGATTCATAGTTTAGGGTTTCAATACCAAAGTGAGCAAACCTTAATCCTATATCTCTGAGCAGCGAGATCTGCTCTGGGTGAGCTCTGAGGAGCTCTAATCTTAAATATCCTACCCATTCTATTGGAACACCTAATCTCTTAATTGCTTTCTTGATCGCTAACAACTTATCAACAGATTCATTTACTGTATCGCACATCATAAAGTATTTGGTAGTTCCAAACAATTCGTAGTTATTTTTTAATTCTTGATAGATAGACTCTTCTGATCGAATGTACTTATCTGCTTTTGGATCTCTTCCGATCAAAGCAAAACCACAAAACTTACATTTAAATCTACAGCCTCTAGATATTTCAATAGGTAATACTTCTTTTGGCATTACGATATCGTCCTTTGAAAACACTGGTGACATATTATGAAAATCATGCATTGAAGCTTCAGGATCAAAGCGATATACTTCGGGTAATTCTTGACCTTCTTTTAATTCTTTTGTAAATTTAACGAGTGCAGTTTCAGCCAAACCTTGAATCCAGTGATCGAACTCATTCATCTTCCACATTACTTCAGCATTAGGTCCTCTTCCACCCAATACCATTTTAACATGAGGATGATTTTCTTTGATGTAATAGAATAATTGTTTAAATACTCGAGCCGTTTCTAATTCATTGTATATGTTATTGTCGATATCTGATGGTCGACGATATTGAAACTGTCCAATGATTTTGTTTTTAGGATCTATTTGTCTTCGACTTCTTTCTGTAATACCTGTCGTTTTACCTAATTCATGAGCTTTACCTTTTTCAGTTACAAAGTTCATAAACGTACAACTAAAACCACAGAAAAGAGTGTTTTCTCCAATGATTCTATCTAAGTATTGGCATAACTCAATTTGTCTATTTTGTAATAACCAGTTAAGCTGATCAATTACTTTAACTGTATATCCGTTTTCTCTGAGTTTTGTTGCGATCGCATAAGGTCCCATGCCTTTGACAGGTGCAAGGTAATTTGTCACATCGGCAAATAATATAATATCAAATGTTTTCATAGATTGTTATTTATAACCTCATTATATAACTCAAAATCATCGACGTAATAACACAATAATTCTTCGCGATCTTTTATGTATTCAATTGCAAACTCATCATTTGTATGATCTGAAGGCTGCATATTCATCTCAAAAATGCTATCAATGTCAAATCCATCTTTCCATTTAATATTGAATTTTTTACTTACATCGATAAGTTCATTATTTAAATTTTCAAAAGTAAAGAAATGATCAATGTTGTATTCATATAAACTTTTGAACCAAGTTTGTGGTTTAAAATGAAAGTCTGTATCTATCTTTCGTATTTCTTTCATTCCATTTTCAATTAAGATAACTGGATCTGTTTCACCTCTTGGAGTCCCATCTTTTGCAGGTCTTGAAAACATTTCTTTACACGCAGACCAAAAACGAGAATATGGTTCTCTTACAACTGCAAATGTAGGAGGTTCTTGCATGTCTACATTTTGACCCAAAAATTTTGTAAATCGAGATGCATTTTTCCATATTTCAATAAACAATGGTTTAGATTCGTTCGGTAATTGTTTTAGCCAAAGAGCTTGATCTTCTTTTGCCGTTAATTTAATTTTCACTTTTTCTTTTTACGATAAGGTTTATAAGGTTTCATTGATTTTAATTTACCTGGTACTGGTTTTGATAATATACCAAGTGCTTGTAATTCCTTTTCTGTCCATATTTGAAAATGCCAACCTCTATCGAGTGCATACTCTTCTGCAGCTTTCCATTTACATTGATTCTTTACGTATGTTAGTGCCTCTGATATGTAGCGTTTTGATCTATTCGGATTCTTTGGTACTTTTGTTTGCTTATCGGGTTTTATTTCAATGAGATATGTTTTTCCTTCATTCGTTGTAAACTTTAAATCCATAAAATAACGATGATACTTCTTATCAACATCATAAAAATATGGTATTACAACTTCCTCCGATGACCATTCTTTAATGTTTGAGTTCCTATCACACCACAGAAAGCATTGTTTTTCCCAACCAGATCGATAAATAACATTATCAACATCACCTCGGTATTTGTGTGTATTTACTACCCTATATTTGCCTGAATAAGTTTTCATTTTCATTATAAATAAACATATTAAAGTTATTTATTAGGTAAAAATATGCCCTCTTTTCAGACTCTAAAATCAGAAATAATTGACAAAGTTAATGATGAATATTTTGGAGGTTTTTTCGGTGATCGCTTCAAAAGATTAAGATATCCATTACTTGAAGATGAATATCAGGCTGAAATTATATTCACACCATTAAAAACAACTCCTCTCAATGTTGACCTTCTTGGAGAAAATATTAATGGAGCCGTCGATTTATTAGGTGGTATTTTTAGTGCAGGTGGATTAGTTGGTGGAAGCGTTACTGGCCAATTACAACAAACAATTAATCAATTTTCAGGTATAGATTTTCAGGCTGATTCTAAAGTTATGGTTGAACCAGTGGATGATAATTATAACATAACATTGTACTTGCCTCAGCAGATTACATTTAATAATAATATAAATTATAATCCATTAGCATTAAATGCACTAGGAGCTGTAACAGAAGCAGCATTGAATGCTGGTGCTGGTGGTATAGGTGCTGTTGGATCTGGCATTATGGGAATTGGAAGTCAACTATTAGGAAATCCTGGTGCAGCTGCAAATAGTGCATTAGCTAGAGCAGGTGCTGCAGGATTAGCATCGAGGATAAATGTCAATGTAGG